GTCAGGTCAGAGGAATTCGTTATAACCGCACAGGTGGTGGACAATGGGGAAAAATTACCAGACTAAAAGAACAAGTATTACAAACAAATCACGAATTCACAGTAAAATGACAGTAAAAGCAGATGTCGAAGTCCTTAAAACTCAAATTGCAACAATTAAAAGTTCTTTCGATGGACACGTTACCCAAAATAGAGAAGATTTTAAAGAAGTACATTCAAGAATGAGCACTATGAAAAGAGAAATCTCTGATGAAATTAACTTGACTTTTGAGAAATTGTGTGATAAAATAGATATAAATGAAAAAGAAATAAATGGTTTAGAAAAATGGAAATGGACTATAGGTGGAGTATTAATAGCCATGACATTTCTAATGACCGCTTCCCAAACATTTGGTTTATTTAACTAGTATATAATAACAATTTAATTTACATTATGAGCTATATTGACCAGAAGTACATAAATTTATGTACCTCTAGGGTGGAGAAGTTTAAGAAGGTTAGAGATAACCTTTGGAACTTTCGTTGTCCAATCTGTGGAGATTCCCGAAAACAAAAAAATAAAGCCAGAGGATTCATATATCGCAAGAAGGCATCTTTTTTCTATAAGTGTCATAATTGTGGTATCGGGCTTACTTTCAACAATTTCCTCAAACAAATAGATCATGGACTTCATACTGAGTTTTTAGTAGAGAAGTACAAAGACGGTGAGACTCAAGGGAATACCCCTATTCCTGACAAATTCCCATTTACATTTAAAAAACCTAAGTTTGACAAATCCCTAAACAGGCATTTGAATAAATTAGTTAAGTTTAGTGATCTTGAAGATGGCCATCCGGCCATACAGTATCTAGAAAAAAGACAAATTCCCAAAAATCATTGGGACAAATTATACTTCTCAGAGAAATTTTATGAGTGGTCACACACAATATTTCCTGAAAAATTTAAGAGTATAAATATAGATTATCCACGACTTGTTATCCCTTTTTTCGACAAGTCAGGAGAAATCTTTGCTTATCAAGGAAGAGCATTTGGTAACGAAGAACCTAGATATATCACCTTAAAAATTGTTTTAGAAAAAGAGAAGATTTATGGACTTGAACGTATTGATTTTGATTCTCATACATACGTTGTTGAAGGCCCATTAGATTCTCTCTTTATAGACAACTGTTTAGCAGTTGCCGGCGCTGATTTGAACTTATTGGAGTTAAGTCCAGAATCAACCACTACAATATACGATAACGAGCCACGCAATGAACATACTGTTGAGCGTATGTTTAAATCTGTGGACAAAAATTATAATGTAGTAATTTGGCCACCTGAATTAAAAAGTAAAGACATCAATGATATGGTTCTGTCAGGAATGAAGAATATTAAAGAGTTTATCGATGTACATACATATCATGGACTAGAAGCATACCTCAAAATTAACCAATGGAAGAAAATATGAATCCTCAATTACAGACTGTAAGACAAACTCAGACATACACACAACATGAACAAATCATCACAACTAAGAAAGTTCCAGAACCAATCCCCCACCAAAATCCATTTCAAAATGAACTAAGTAAATTTGTATACTATAGAACATATTCACGCTGGGATGACAGTAAGATGCGTAGAGAATCGTGGGATGAAACAGTTGCACGAGCTGTAGTGTTTTTGAAAAAGGTTAGTAAGAATAAATTAAAGAAATCAGATTATGAATTGATACATCAGTACATTCTTGAGATGAAAGTAATGCCTTCAATGAGGCTATTATGGACAGCTGGAAAACCAGCAGAACTCAACAATGTTGCAATTTATAATTGCTCAACAGTTCCAGTTGATTCTTTACATTCTTTTGCAGAGGTATATTTCTTGTTGATGAGTGGTGCAGGAGTTGGTGTGGATGTTTCTAAACGATATATTGAAAAGATTCCTAAAGTAAAGAAATTGAATGGTGATGGGAAAAAGATTGTGTTTGAGGATTCTAAAGAAGGATGGGCAATGGGAACATTAGCAGTCTGCACGGCCATGTGGGAAGGATACGATGTTGAATGGGATTTGTCAAAACTAAGACCACAAGGTGCTAGACTCAAAACTTTTGGTGGTAGGTCATCTGGGCCTGGGCCTCTTGATGAGACTTTACATTTCATCAAACACATAGTAGAAGCACATCGTGACAGGAAACTAAGTTCCATCAATGCATTTGATATTATTACTAAAATTGCAAATTCAGTAGTCGTAGGTGGAGTCAGAAGGTCATCGATAATTACCCTCTCAGACCTCTACGATAGTGGAATGAGAAATGCCAAACAGGGTCAATTTTGGGTGACAAATGCACACCGAGCCATGAGTAACAATAGTGCAATTTATGATGTTAAACCTAACTCTATAGATTTCATGAAAGAGTGGTTGGCACTTGCAGAAAGTGGTACTGGAGAGCGTGGAATTTTCAACCGATATTCAATCAATAGTTTGATTCCAAAACGCCGGCGTAAAAGACAAGATTGGACAACTAACCCCTGTGGTGAAATAATATTGCGTCCTAGAGGGTTCTGCAACCTCACAGAAGTAGTTATACGGGCCGAAGACACCCTTGAGACTTTAATGGAAAAGATAAAGGTAGCGACTATGATTGGAACAATACAATCTACATTAACGGATTTTAATCTTTTAGAAGAACTTCATGATGATTGGAAAAAGAATGCTGAGGAGGAAAGACTCTTAGGTGTATCCATGACAGGACAAATGGACAATCCAGATATTTTGACACCAGAGAATTTACAAGCATTGAGAGATTTTTCAATAGGAGTGAATGTAGAAACAGCCGGGAGATTAAAAATAAACAGGTCAGTAGCTATTACTACTACAAAACCTAGTGGAACAGTTTCAACATTAGTAAATTCTGCATCGGGGTTTCATCCACGATATGCTCCTTATTATATACGAAGAGTAAGAATTTCTGCTACTGATCCATTGTACAGAATGATGAGGGATCAAGGAGTAAAATTCTATCCAGAGGTAGGACAACCAGAAGAAACAGCTCAAACATGGGTAGTTGAATTTCCAGTAAAAGCACCAGAAGGTTCTGTACTGGTAAGAGATGTTGATGCAATTTCTCAACTAAAACAATGGTTAAAAATAAAACATAACTATACTGAACATACAGTATCAGCAACAATTTATGTCAAGCCTGATGAATGGTTTGAAGTTGGTAATTTTGTATATGAAAATTTCGATGATCTAGTGGGAGTGAGTTTCCTACCTAAAGATGACCACATCTATCAGCTTGCCCCTTACGAAGAAATCGATGAAAAGACTTATGATACTTTGCTTGCAGATTTCCCAAAAATTGACTATTCCAAACTCACTAAATACGAGACAGAGGATAATACTACAGGAGCGCAAACGGTTGCGTGTTCTGGTGACAGTTGTGAAATCATTTAATAATAAGCATTATGGTAGAAGAAGTAGAAATAGAGTGCAAGGATTGCAATGCGACATTTAACTTACAGCATAATTTAAGTTTATCAAGATACGAAATAGGATTTTGTACCTTCTGTGGTGGAGAAGATATTGAAATAGAAGAGGGTTTTGAAGAAGATAATGAGGAAGATTATTATTAACCTAAATATTCCCATGTGGAGTATTTATGAGTTACGAAAACCCTTGGCTATATAATGATAAAGTTTTTGAAAGTGAAGATATAAAAGACTATTACGGATTTTGCTATCTATTGACTGACCTTGAAAATGGTAAGCAATATATTGGAAGAAAGTACTTTTATTCCATTAGGAAGAAAAAAGGAATACGGAAAAAGGTAAAGTCAGAAAGCGATTGGAAATCCTATTACAGTTCATCTAAAAAAGTTAAACTAATAGTGCTAGAATCTGGCCATAATAGATTCAAGAGAGAAATATTATCTCTTTATATAAAAAAAGGTCAAGTGAATTATAATGAAACAAAATTGTTATTTCAACATAATGTTTTAGAAGCCAGAGATGAAAAAGGCGAAAAATTATATTACAATGATAATATAATGAATAGATATTTTTCAACAATCATGGAATAAAAGACTTGACATTTGAGATTCATAATGGTATAATACAAGGTATATAAAGTGAATAAAAGACTTACAAAGTTAAAAAGTCTTATTGATAATGGTTCAGCACCAACCATTTTAGAGGTTAGAACAAATTCTAGGGAATATTCCTATGAAGATGTTATAGCTCTAGATTATGGATTTGCTCAAGACCTGTATATGGGTAGTGAACAATTTGAAAAATGGTTTACCTATACTGGGCCACAACCTATAAAACTCAATGATCTTATTTTACAACCAAATGAGATGATTGAAATTTTACTTGATTATTATGGAATATAATGAGAAAACAACTAACTGAAAAGCGAAAACAAGAGCTTCGTGACCAACTATCCAAAGCACGAAGTAAGAGAACCCCAGCAGAGTACAAGAACATACATCCAAAGGTATTAGAAATACCAGATGATGACCCCCTATCGTTGAAATCGATTAAGAAAGCGATTAAACATAGTAAGGATAGGGCCTCTGCATATTCTGTCAACTCTCATAGGAGAGGCGCAACCCCCAAACAAGCAATTACAGATAGTATCAATTCTGATAATACCAAAGCCTATATTCGGTTCATGGAACATTATCTCAGGACAGGGGATTGGATTTCTGATTTTATGGGAGATAATGAAGAAAAGAAAACTCAATGGAAATGTGTCGCAATGGCTTATCATGCAGATGGTACACCAAAACGATCTAAGGGTGTTTTCTATCCAGACATCAATATGGTGTGGGGAGAGGTTGTATGATACTAATTGATTTAAGTCAGATAATGGTGGCATCTACAATGATGTCAATGGGAAAAGACCAATCAGAAGTTGATGTTAATATGGTTCGACACATGGTTCTGAACAGTCTCAGAATGTATCGGTCAAAATATCATAATGAATATGGTGAGTTGGTCTTATGCTGTGATGGTAAACATTCATGGAGGCGTGACCATTTCCCACAATATAAAGCTTCTAGGAAAACTAGTAGGGATGCTGATAAGAGAGATTGGACACAAATATTTGGATGTCTTGATACTATCAAATCTGAACTTGAAGAGTTTTTCCCCTACAAATATATTCAGATTGATGAGTCAGAAGCAGATGATATTATTGGTGTGCTTGCTAGAACTGCTACAGAAAAAGTAATGATTATTTCTGGTGATAAGGATTTCATACAGCTACAGTCGCATAAAAATGTGAAACAGTACAGCCCTATTACTAAAAAGTTAATAACAAACAGTCATCCAGAAAAATACTTGAAGGAACATATTTTGCGAGGTGACTCATCAGATGGTGTTCCTAATTTCTTATCAGCAGATAATTGTATGGTGGATAAAATACGACAAACACCAATATCAAAGAAAAAAGTAGAACTATGGGTAGACCAAAATCCAGAAGATTTTTGTAATGAGGAGCAGTTAAGAAACTATCATAGAAATATGAAACTGATTGATTTACAATATACACCATCAAACATTGTTGACCAAGTTGGAAAACAATATGATGAAATTCCGAAAGGGAAACGAAGTGAACTTTTGAATTATTTTATCGAAAGGAAACTTAATAATTTAATACAAGATATAGGAGAATTTTAATATGGCACAACAACCAGTAGAATTTGATAGTAATAGTGATGGATCTGTAAGTGCATATCCAGAAAAACCTAAACCATCAATTAAAGTTAGAGAATTACTTTTTAGTGAAATTTTGTCTAAAGTTCATGGTGCAAAAACAAAAGCACAAAAAGTAAAGATTTTACAAGAAGAAGATTGTCAGGCCTTGCGACAAATTTGTCAATGGTCTTTTAACCCCATAATTGAATCAGAATTACCATCTGGAACACCACCATATATAGAAAATGACGCTCCAGAAGGTACTGAACATATGTTGTTAAGAACTGAAGGTAATACACTTTGGCATTATGTTAAAACTAATGGTAAGAGTGCAGATCCAAATCTTCAGAGTACAGTTAGAGAACGTATGTTTATTAGACTGTTAGAAGGATTACACAAAGATGAAGCTGAACTTTTATGTGCAGTAAAGGAAAAAAGCCTACATCAAAAATATAAGGGATTATCATCACAGGTCGTATCAGAGGCATTTAAGTGGAATGAGGACTTCCAAGAGTATAAATAATAGTACAATCTTCTCATAGGGAGTCTATAGATATGCAAATCCGAAACGGAATGAGTGTAAAAGATGGACTATCTTCTTATCACTCTTAATTCCCCATTTATATTCTAAAAAAAGTTTAACCGTTTAACGATCTGCGGTTGCTAATATTTTATGGAATTCTTGTACCTAAAAAAGATTGAAGATCATATTAAATAAAGTAATATGAAAAAACTGTTCACAGCAGTTGTTTTATTTTTTCTATTTGTACTTCCTTTAGGAAGTTCTCAAAGCAAATTATATAATGAGAAAAACGTATGGAAATATCAAACATTCCAATCCGTGATAGATGATAGAAAAAAACAACTAACGTGTCTTGCAAAGAACATATATTTTGAAGCTAGAAACGAACCATTTGCAGGACAATTTGCAGTAGCTCTGGTAACTCTAAATAGAGTTAGTGATGCTGCATTTCCTAATACAATATGTAAAGTTGTATATCAAGGAATACATACCGCTGATGGATTTCCAAAACGAAATAGATGCCAATTCAGTTGGTATTGTGATGGTAATTCAGATGAAGTACAAAACCCAAAGTCTTTTGAAAAAACTCAAAAGATAGCAAGACTTGCAATGCTCCAGTATAGTAAACTAAAATTAGAAGGATTAGATTATACTGAGGGAGCAAGATTTTATCATACTTATCAAATTTCTCCACGTTGGTCAAAAACTTTTCCAGTCGTAGGTAGAATTGGAGATCATATATTTTATAGATAGTAATGGATACTACTAAAAGACTTGAAAACATAACACAAGAGTGTGTTCATAGTTGGCCCAAGAATAAATTATATTCTGAGTTTTCTAACATAACAGATATTTTGCATTGGGTAGAAACCCATGAAAATTTATCTGCATCGGGAAAACAATTTATGGGTGACTTAGAACACAGCCTGGTGAAACTTTTTGCGACAAAATATAATGCCGACATATCAATATAAATGTAATAAATGTGACTTTGAATTAGAAGAAGTTTTTAAAGTAGCAGATAGAAATCTTCCTGTGGAAAATCCACAAAGATATGGAAGCTGCTCAGATGAAAATAATGACAGTTGTGACCTACAGTTAGTGCCACAATTACCTAGTTTGCAATATACTATGAGAGATAGTGCAGCTAGACACACCGATGATGGTTTTAAAGACCGTATGAAAGAGATTCATAGAACGAATCCTGGCAGTCAGCTAGGAGATTGGACATAATTATGAAAACACATTTTATAAATCATGATCAGTTAGTTGAAATGAAGGGGGTTACTAAAAACCAACTTGAAGTTTTTAAGCAATATGCAGCTGGAAAGAATCTTTTCCTATATGGGCCTGCGGGCACAGGAAAGACTTTTGTTATTCTGTATAATGCAATCAAGGAAGTTCTTGACCCTAGTACAAATTATAGCTGTATCTACATAGTAAGGTCTTTAATGCCTACTAGAAGTCTTGCATTTATGCCAGGCGATGAACAAGATAAAAGTTCTTTATACCAAGTTCCGTATGATAATATGCTACGGCTCATGTTTAAACTTTCCGCTGAGGAACAGTTTGAAATAATGTATGATGAATTAAAAAAACAAGGAAATGTAGCATTTCTATCCACATCCTTCTTACGAGGGATTACCCTAGATAATGCTATAGTTCTTGTAGATGAATGTCAAAATCTAAACTTCCACGAATTGGATACCATTATGACCAGAGTTGGTCAGGGATCTAAGATTATGTTCTCAGGAGATTTTGATCAAACAGACCTAAGAGAAGATGCTGAAAAGGCTGGATTAGGTCAGTTCTTAAAAATTATCAACGAAATGAAAGAATTCTATTCATGTGAGTTTGATATAGGTGATATAGTAAGAAGCGGATTAGTTCGTTCATATATCATTCAAAAATATAATACTGGATTAGGAGATAGAAAATAATGTTACCATTACTATTATTTAATGTTATTTCTGGACTTGTCATGGACAAAGCTCAGAGTTTAGCAAAAGATCATGTAGAACAAATGATAAGTGACATTCTGCCAGATGATGCTAAGGCTGAATTGGATGAAATTATTGCATCTAATCCCGAACACACATTTGAGAGTGCAGCAGATGCACTACAAGGTGCTGTGGAAGGAAAACTACCAATATCCCTTGCAGATGGACAACTAAAACCTATTGAAATGACTTTCAAGGTTACGTTTGATCCAAATACAAGTAAAGTGGATGTTGTACAAGATAATGGTGAAGTGCATGGCATCTGAACCAATAAGAATATCAAAGAACTTTTCTTTAGCAGAGATGGTAAAGAGTGCAACAGCAGAAAGACTAGGTGTAGATAATTCACCTAGTTCCGTACACCTAGTGAATCTAACACATCTTGCAATTCATATCTTGCAACCAGTTAGAGAAAAGTTTGGTGTTATTACAATTAACTCTGGATATAGAAGCCCTGCATTAAATGCAAAAGTGGGTGGATCTAAAACCAGCCAACATTGTAATGGTCAGGCTGGAGACTTTGAATCTTTTTCGACACCGAATCCTGACCTTGCGTTATGGATTACTAAGAATTTAGATTTTGACCAAATCATCTTAGAGTTCTACGATGGAGTTGACCCGAATAGTGGTTGGGTTCATTGTAGCTACAATTTGATGGGCAATCGTAGGAAAATACTTACTGCACTTAAAACTAAAAATGGTGTGGTTTATAAAAATGGATTTGTAAGTAAATAATGATATTATGATATTGAAAAATTATGATAGGAAACTCATATCTGAGTTACCTAAACTTGTGAGAACAAATGTTGGTGGTAAAAGACATTACGAAACACCAAACGGCTCATATCCTTCTATTACAACCGTATTATCAATACGAGATAAAGGAGGAATATATGCTTGGAGAAAGCGTGTAGGTAATGAAGAAGCTAATAGGATAACGAAAAAAGCAACCACTAGAGGTACGCACTTTCATAGTCTATTAGAACAATACTTTTTAGGTGAGATAGATGATTTTGACACCTTTAGTGGTGCTGCCCTTGCTAAAAACCCTGCCGTATGGTATCTGTTTTTACAAGCGGTACAAGTATTAGAAACGAAAATAAATAATATCTACTGTATTGAGGATTATCTGTATTCAGATGAATATAAGATAGCTGGTGCAGTAGATATGATTGCAGAATATGATGGAGTAGTATCCGTTATAGATTTTAAGACTTCCAATTCTGAGAAGAAAGAGGAATGGATTGAAAATTATTTTATTCAAGGTACGGCCTATGCAAAGATGTTCACAGAGCGTACTGGAATCCCCTGTAGTCAACTGGTGATATTTATTGTACCCGATAGTGGTATTCCTCAAATATTCACAAAATCAGTTGATGACTACACTCCCCAATTAATAACCGCAATAGAAGACTTTAGCAACTATCAAAAAAAGACTTGACTTTTCTAAAACTTTACTGTATAATATAACAATGGATAATGAGAAATACAACTTTATGAATAAAATGGAATTGGATATTATTACCCCTACGAAATTTAGTTTACTTATTGAGCAAATGGTAATTGATAAGAGGATAACATATATCGATGCTTGCCTTGAGTACTGTAAGGAAAAGGAGATAGAGCCCAATTCTGTAGGTAAATTAGTTAATAAATCTTTGAAACAGAAAATACAAATGGAAGCAGAAGCTCTCCATTTCTTACCTAAAACAAATTCACTACCAGTATGATTTGGAAGCCTTTGATGCATACAAAATGTATTTGGCGATTAGATTACATTTCCAATCACCAAATTACAATTTTGTAAAATATAATGGTGAAATAAGATGTTCTCAGGATTCCTTTATGAAAAGGAATGACAGATACTTTTTTCACAAATTATCTAAACGATACAACAGATCAGAGCTTCAAGATTTTCTAGTAGCAAATTTTGCAGTAGAAGATAGTGTCAATCCAAAGTGGTTGACAGGAGATGCAGCTGAAAATAATTATAAAGAATGGGTGAAGATACAGCAATCAATCTCAAGAGTATTTGACCAAGATTTGAAAACGTGTATAGAATATCATAGACCTTTTGGTGGACTGTTTAAGTGTGAAGCTAAAACACATCCACCGATTGTAAAGTTGTTACTACAGAAGAAAATCTCTATAGTATCAGCTATTATCCTAGACTCCTACCTTAACTGGACAGAGTTTACTAACCATGAAGTGGATGAAGATTGGGTTTGGCCAAAGCTTCAGAGTACCCTTCATAATTGTCAACCTTTCATTAAATATGATAAGGTAAAATGCAAAATAATACTAAAAAACAGGGTCGAAACCGCAATCCAGATGACTTGATTCGTGAAAACGATTTCCTGAAATATAAAATGAGAGATCAGCAGAAGTATATTCGTAAGTTAGAATTTGATAATGCTCTCTTACAACGTAAACAACAGAGTAGTTATGCAAGAAGAAACAATAACAAAAACTATCGATCTTCAAACTAAATATGAGTTGTCAATTCGTGGTGTGGGTAGTTATGCCACGGATTCTTTGGCCCATATGTGGTGGGTCATTCTTTGTCACAGGTTACATCATTTTGTAAATGGTGAAGGTTTTCGTGACTAAATAGTAGTAATACTATAATACGCTAATATAAACAAATAATACTATAATATAGGAGAATAATATGTCATTAGCCGCGCTGAAAAAGCAATCCGATTTCTCATCACTCATTGATGAGTACAACAAACAAACAACCCCTCAAGAAACCAAATCATTTGCCGATGATCGAATCTGGAAACCAGAGCTTGATAAGTCAGGTAATGGTTATGCAGTAATTCGGTTCCTTCCTGCTCCAGACGGAGAAGATGTGCCTTGGCAGAGAATGTTCACTCATTCTTTTCAAGGGCCAGGTGGATGGTACATTGAGAATTCCTTAACCACTATCAACAAGAATGATCCTGTAGGTGAGGTGAATCGTAGACTTTGGAATACTGGTTCCGAAGCAGACAAGGAAACTGCCCGTAGGCAGAAACGTAAGTTGTCATACTTCACCAACATCTATGTTGTTGCAGATCCTAAACATCCAGAACATGAAGGAAAAGTTTTCCTTTATAAGTTTGGTAAGAAGATCTTTGATAAGGTTATGGAGTCAATGCAACCTCAGTTTGATGATGAGGAAGCAATCAATCCTTTTGATTTATGGAAGGGTGCGAACTTCAAATTGAAGATTCGTAAGGTTGATGGTTTCTGGAACTATGACAAGTCCGAGTTTGAGTCAGTAACACCATTACTGGATACTGATGAGGCTTTGGAAAAAGTTTATGGTTCAGAGTATCCGTTGAAACCTTTTCATGAAGATTCTAACTTCAAACCTTATTCGGAGTTGAAGGAGAAGATGGAACGTGTCTTAGGTCAGGAAGTTGATAACAGAACTGCCGAACAGGTAGCCTCTGATATGGAATTATCTGGTAGAGATATAGAAGGAGCTCCATTTGATGGTGGGAAACCAATGACTACTGGTGCATCTGATACTATGGACTACTTTGAGAAGTTAGCTACTGCTTAATTTCTGAAGTACTTTTGACTGATTGGGTTTAATGAATTTGAAGCCGCAATCATTGTAGTAGATGATGGAGAAGAATTAACAATGGTGGTAGGGGCATTTACCATGCCTCCACCACCCATTCCACCACCTGACATCATATCAGCAGTTTGTTTTGCAGGAATAACTTTTGCAGCAGAATTTGCATTTACTACTAATTCCCCCCTCATAGATCCTTCACCTACTATTGCAGCTCCACCAGGCAATATAGTTCCTCCTGTTGCCATTTTTGCTAATGAGGCTTCTAATTTTTTAATCTCTAGATTTCTTGTATTTTTTCTACTACCTGAGCCTCTAGATGTATCTGATTCATTTTGAGATTTAAGACTATCAATATCTTCTTGTATATCTTTTTTAGAAGGGCCATCTAAGAGTCCAGATATTAAATCATAGCCAGGAATTTGTTTGAGTAAACCTTTAAAATCAATATCTAACAAACTTGCAAACCATTCAAATATTTTATCTAAAGCACTTGTTATTAAACCCCCAAGACTCCAACCTTCTTTCTTTTTACCATCTTTATCTGTATCCCAACCAAATAAACCAGTAATCCATTTAAAAGCTGCATTAAGGGGAAATAAAATTATATCAATTAGTGGTGCAAGTCCTTTGAAACTGACTCCTTTACCATCAAATCTAAATAAATCTCTTACCCAATCTATAGCTTTAAATATTGCATCTTTAACAGCACCTACAATAGACCAATCGGTAGCAGCTTCTTGTTCAGCCTCACTAAATCCAAATAGACCCATAACCCATTTGATACCCCATTTGATACCATCTTCTACCATTTGTGCAAGGTCAAATATAAAGAAATCTAATAGTGTTTGTAATCCAACTTGTAAAAATGTTAATATTTTTTGACCCAATCCTCCTGTTTCGTCTTCCGCAGCACCAAATCCTGCCATAATAGCTTCAACTATTCCCCATACTAACATAACAGGAGCAAATAATCTTCCCATAAATTTTAAAACACCTCCAGCAAATTTTGTTATTGTACCCAGGCCTGGAATCATTTTTAAAAATTTAGTAATTTTACCAAAGGCTTTTCCTATTCCTCCCTCTTTTCCAAAGGGCCCAGTTATCATTTTAAATACACCTTTTACTGCTGTGATAATTGCTGTCCAAGGCCCAGTTGTTATTATTTTTGCAGCACTAAACAATTTACGAATTTTTCCACCCTTCGCAAATAAGTCTGTGATTCCTTTAAAGATGTTAGTTATTTTAAAATTCTTAAAAGCCTTTGTTATTTTACCACCAATACCTTTCCAAAAATCCTTAAATGCTTTCCATCCTGTACTTTTTCCGAAAAAGTCACCTATCCATTTAAAAACTTTAATGCCACCAACCCAAGCACCAAGAGTTTTCATTCCTGTCCATAAGAAATCAAAAGCTTTTACAGCTATATCATATATTTCTTGAAGATTAGTTTTTGATAAAAAGTCAAAAAGTTTATAAAGTAAAAATAATCCAGCTCCTTTTAATAACCATTGTAATATACTTTTTGCACCAGCTGCTATTTTTTCTTTCTTATCTTCCCACCACTTATGTACAGATTCTTTCATCTGCATTGCTCTTTTTGCAGCTCGTTCAGCAAATTCTTGACTTAACCCCATTGATTCTAATTGACCTTTTAGTGTATTTAAGATTTGTTGATTTCTAGCTTGTCTTTTTTGTTCTTTCTTCTCTTCATCTGCCTTTTTCTGGTCATCTCTTTTACGCCATGCTTCAGCTTGGTTAAACTCTACTTCATCAGCCTCCGCAGTTGCTACATTAACTTGTAAACCAGACTGGCGAGTTTCTTCTGCTTTTGCAAGAAAATCTTCATTTGTTACACCAGAATCTTTAAGTTGTTTTCGTAAATCCCAAGCAGCTCTTGTATCTTTATTTTGTTTATTCTTTCGGTCAAGTGCAGAATCTTTTGCATCTTTTTGCCATTCCTTAAATTGTTTAATAGATTCGGCTCCACTATCTGCAAAATCTTCACGAAATTTTTCAAACTGTTTGAAACTTGTAGATTCACTATCCTCAAATTCTTTTTCAAGACTTTCTATAGCTGCAATTTGTTCTTTAGATGATTGTTTATTCCAATCTTCACTTTTTGCAGCTAACTGTGCAATACCTTCAGTTACCTCTTTAACTGCCTTTTCTACTGGTTTCCAAATTTCTTCAGCCATATTGATTTTTCCTATTTTGTTCTTTTACTTTTTCGTTTTCTTCTTTAATATGTTCAATTAATTTATCAACATAAATATCCCTTTCCCACGGCAACATATTCTCCATATCAGATAAGCTCCAATTATGTAATTGGGTCATCTGAAACAGAGTGTCAAAATACATTCCCAAAGTTATGTGACAAAGGGCTACCCGAAAAAAGATTGTATACCCTTTAAGGTAACTGTTGATTTTACCTTTGTATTAGGGTTTGTCACTTCTATTTCATGTTTTAGTGTAGGCATAGTTTCAAAGAAGTTCTGAATTTTTTCAAATTGTTCATGACTTAAACTTTCTAAGAAATCCGTTTTCTCAGTATATGAATAATCTGAAGCATCATGTACTTCCTCACCTTCCCAAATTTGAAATATACACTCTGCAACCATTTTAAATAATTGCTGAGTTGGATTGGGAGTATCATTAACAGCATGCTCTTCAACAAGATCCATAGTTGGATATGACATTAAAACTCCAATATTATCTGTTAATTGGATTCTAGCATCATGTTTCTCATCCATTTCAACATTGATTTTAGTTAAATCAACTTCAACATCTACTGTTGTTTTTTCATCATCGGGACAAATTATTTTTAATTTAGCAATCTCTCCAACAGATTTTGCTCGTATATTTAGAAAAATATATTCTAAATCAAACATTGGCAGTTTATCAACTGCTATTTCTTGTGTTACACAATTTTTAATAAGATTTTGAATTGCAATATATTGTGCTTTTTCATCTCCTGTTTCTTGTGCAATTAATAAAAGTTTTTCCTCTTTTACGAGAAATGGTCTATAAGTAATTTCCTCATCAGTTGAGGGTATGTTTAGCTTATACTCCGGCGTATTAATTTTTGGTAAACTCATAATATTCTCACTATTTTAATGTTAAAATTATCCAAATAAACTTGAAGCCTTTGATAGGGGGCCTGTATTTATTCCTTGACCTATCGCACCAGTTAATGGGCCTGATAACTCTGGTGGTAGATCTTCTATGAATGGAAAACCATCCTTTTCGTTTCTAAATTCTCCTACTGCAAGATTAATAGTACTACGATTCCCAACATTACCCATCTTGAAGGGACTCCATTTCTCATATTGCCATGTTACAGTAAATGTAGCAATGCTTCCACCTCCATCATGACTGAGTTCTATTGCTGACACTAATTGGGGCCAACAATTAAATATTTTAACTCCATAACTTTCTCTAAAATCAACTTTAGGTATTTTGTTTTGTGCTTGTGCTTCACTTCTAGGGTCATCCACCCCTGTTGCTTCGTTAAATGCAGTCGTACCTTCCTTTATAGCATCACTAATTGTATCAGCCATATTATCCCCTAAACCAGATTGATTTTTTTGAGCACCACCAATACTAGCTCCTGCTGAAAGAGTTGTACGAGTAAAAATATCAAACTCAGCAACATATTCTTTATAAAAATTGAAATTTCCTGTTAGGTCATTATAAATTAGTTTTTGCCACGCATCAAAATAATTCTTGATGTCCATAGTACCATCACAATAAAACTCAGTCGAAAGTGTTCCATATTGAATACTTTGTGGCATAAATTGAGGATGGTTATATATTCGATTGGCTGCAGGATTAAATGATTTATCTGGTATTGATACTTTACTACAAAACAGATCCATTTTCTGTTCTTGTCTTTTATATTCTTGATTACTAGCTTTTTTCCACAAGGTAGATGATGACCATTGAGCTTTATGCCATAAGTTAGTAAATTCTGTATTGGATGATTTATTCATTATATGAGTACGCCAATCTAAACCACCAGTTTGTACTTTACCATTATTTGAACCAGATGGTGATGAACCAAATCTTCCAGCAGGCCCTTGTGCTGTAAAGGTTTGTTGATCTATACCTTGAGGAATTTGAAATTTTACCTTAAAATTCGCAGGGATTTGAAAACCTTCAGCTTTTCCAACGACAGAACGAATAGTTTGAACTTCACCTCTAGCATCCTTTTTGTATTTCCCCCTACCTTTATCATCTTCAATGATACCAGCTTTTCTAAGAATTCCTTTAGCTCGTTCTCCTGAAATACCAGTACGAACATCAAATTTTCCTACTTTTACACCGTTTCTAAATAGTGCCATATTTTACCTTAATAATATTGTTTTGAATCTGACCAAACTGTTCCTGTCCCTGCACCTTTAAATTTTTGTAGTGGTAGTGAAGCTGCATAACTCCAATCATTACCACTAATACCATAAAATCCTGCTCCCTGAACATGACTAAATAAATATCGTTTGATACAAGGTCTTGCTGGTTTAAAACTTGTTATAATGTTATATGATAATTTTAACCTATAATTTTCATCCATTTTTCTAGCAGCACCAGCACTTTTAATTAATCGTAACATTAAATTTATACGATCATTTGGTGGAAGATAGTGCAAATTGATTCCATAGAATCCATTGTTTGCATAATCAAAAGGAAAAATTAAAGGCCATACATCCCAATATGGCAATACATCTTTCAACTTAGCATCATATTGAAATAAATATAGTCTACCAAGTTTAGGTGTATTGTCAATTCCAACATTTCTATCTTGTATAATTTCATCTCTTGCAGTTGCTGCTGGAAATGCAGCTCTACGAGTTTTACTAACTATAGATTTAAACCACTCTACAGCTTTTTTACTCTTTGCACTTACTGATGATAAGAAATCTGTTACTACGCTATCGGCCATGCATATATTTAGTCGTTTTAAGGTTATCTTCTGTTAATATTTGAAATTTCCACCCAAGCTCCTTACATACACTTCTTGCAGCTTTCCATTTTGCTTGATTACGATGCCACTCTTTAGTTTCGTGCATATAAGCTTTCGTGACTCGCTTTTTCGGTTTAGGTGGTTTAGTGAATTTTTTTGGTTTAATCTCTATCATAAACTTATCACCATTTTTTGTCTTAATATAAAAGTCAGGAAAATATCTATGCTGTTTATTATCCAATGGTGAGATATAAGGAACTATAAGTTCTTCTGAGCCCCATTCAACAATGCCAGGGTCATTATCACAATGTCTCATGAAACTACGTTCCCACAAAGACCTATAAATAATATTAGTAATATCCCCTTTATACTTTTGTCGATTAGTGGGACGAAATTTACCCTTGTAGTTCATATAAATACTTAGAAAGACTTCACATAGGAATATTTATGCAAAATTTTATAGCCCAATCTATGAGGCGATTTGGTTTAGCACCAAAAAATACAGTTACCCCGGCTTCACCAAGTGGTGGTAGTGCTTCCAGTATTACCAATAATCCATTATCACATATGGAAGTAGAAGGGAAATATGCCTATTCTACACTTTCATATCCCCTTGACCTTCAAACTAGAACTGATTTAGGACATTATATGATGTTCTATGTTAATATTCCTAACGAAAGTGCATATGGATCTACATCTGATACACAAAGATCTGAACTAAATGCAAAAGCAGAAGCAAGTCAAAACTTTTCGGGCGCAAAGGGGATGTCTGGCAAAGAGAAAGCTCAAAGATCGATATTAAATAATAAAAGGGGATTTGCTGCAAATGCTGGAACAGCTGGAAGTTTTAATGCAGAAGGAAGGACTTGGAAAGCAGGAGAAACAGATAAGGTAATACATAGAGAACAGAAATCAAGTAACATAAAAAGTATAACTAAACGAACTGCTGATGCTATAACTTTGTATATGCCTAATACAGGTATTACATCACAACATACTCCAAAATGGGCTGATTCGGAACTGGGTGGAAAAATTGGTGAAGCAGCGGGTAGAGTTCAGAATGGATTTGAAGGTGGTGTTTGGGGTGGTATTCAAGGATTCATGGCGCAAATGGCTGGAGAAATGAGAGACTTGGGTACTAGTATGGTCGGAGCAGCTGCAGGTGGAGATTTAAAAGCAGCTAGAGATAAAGTATCTAATCAAGCAGAAAATCAATTTATAGAAACATTTTTTAAAGGTATTGATCTCCGAAAATTTGATTTCTCATGGCAATTTAGGCCAAAGAGTCCTGAAGAAGTATATGAAGTTCGCAAGATTATTGAAAAATTTAAATTTCATTCATTACCAGAATTACCAAGTGGTAATAGGCATGGTAGATATTTTACAGTACCAGCTTCATTTGATATTTTTTATATGTATAGGGGTGATGAAAACCAATGGATTAATAAAATTTCAACGTGTGTTTGTGGTGGTGTTAATATAAATTATTCACCAACTGCATGGCAAACATTTAGACCAATAAAAGAAGATAAATGGCCACAAGGAGCACCACCTACTGAAATAGATATGACTTTGAACTTTATGGAAACCAGAATTATTACTAAACAAGATGTACTAGAGGGATTTTAATATGTCATATTTTTCTAATTTTTCAACAATGTTATATGATCCAGCTGGAGATGGTTCAGCAAAGCTTTGTACTGACATCATGAGTCGTGTTCGTGTAAGAGTTAATATGAAAAAAGAAATTGTTATGTTAGACCCATATGATGTTAAAGAAAATGAAACTCCTGAAATAGTTGCTGACAAACATCATGGAAGTCCACATTATCATTGGGTTGTTATGTTACTAAATGAAATATCTGATGTTAATCATGATTGGGTTAAATCTACTAGACAAATGCAAAAATATCTTTTATCCAAATATACTGAAACTCAACTTACTGAAACCCACCATTATGAAATATCACAAACATCTGGTGATACTACTATTAAAATTGAAGTTGAAAACTCAACTTATCCTTCTGCAACAGCTATTACAAATTATGAATATGAAATTGCATTAAACGAATCAAAAAGAAAAATTGATCTATTAAGAAATGATTATCTTACCTTTTTTGTAGATGAGTTTCAAAGTTCAATATAAAATACTATGGCTGCAGATAAAAACCTATATCAGAATGCTGGTGATTATACTTTAGATGGTGTTCTTATAGTAGGAAGTTCGGGTGCAAAAATAAATATAATTTCTCAAGTTAGAGAACTGAATATTTATCAAAGTATTGATTCTCCTTTTATGTCTGGTAATCTTATGATTGCTGATTCAAAAGGTGTTTCAGAAATATTACCATTTCTAGGACAAGAACGATTACTTTTTATGTTGCAAACTCCTAGTCATGGAGGCACAGTAAATTTTAATGAATATAATGCGATAATTTATAATGTAGAAACTAGATTTCATTCAAGCGATAGAGAACAAACTCTTGTTTTAAATTGGACTACATTAGAGCATTATAAAAATATCCGTACAAAAATATCTGCGTCATTTGATGGAATGATAAGTAGTATAGTTGAAGAAATATTAATAGATAGTGATTACTTAGCAACATATAAGCCGTTAAATATTGAATTAACTAAAAATATTAGAAAATATGTAATTCCAAACCTTAATCCTTTTCAAGCAATAGAACTTTTAAGAACAGAAGCTGTAAGTGCTGAAGAACAATCCCCACATTTTTTATTTTTTGAAAATCCAAATGGATTCCATTTTAGGTCATTAGATAGTTTAATTGGTTCTCAGGGATCTTTGTCTGTTGACCATAAAAGAACTTATAAATTTGAACCACCAGCAAATGATGAAACACCAGAAGAATCTTCTACAACTATTTTACATTGGGAAGTTCAGGATAATAACAATAATTTTCTAGGCACAAAACTTGGTATGTTTGGATCTACCCTTTATTATCATGATATATTTAACAAAAATATTCAAAAATTTAAATTTGATTATACAAAAGATTCATTTAACATAAGAAATTCTACAAATCAAGAAGATGTCAAGTCAGGCACAGTTGTTTCTCAGGGAATAATTGAAAATAAAAAAACAATTACAGAATTTCCAAACTCTAAAGTGTTTGTACATCCCACAAGTAGTGATAAATTACATTCTTTAGGAACTGATAATAATGCTGATGAATGGTTACAAGAATCAATTTCTAGAGAATTAGAACGAGAGTATTTTACATTAAAAATTGAAACATATGGTGACACTAATATTATGGCTGGAGATATGATTAATGTTATTATACCATCAAACAAACCATTAGATATAAGTGCTGGAGCGGAAGCGGTTGATCCTATATTATCTGGTAGATATTTAATTACAAGTTTACATCATAAAGTCACTCCCACAGAGGCAAATCATTCAATGGTTATGACTATAATGAAAGATTCAGTATCAGTTGCAACATCAGTCAAGAAGGTTCAATATCCAGAAGAACCAAAAGGTTCTGTAGATACTGGACTTAAATCTACAAAAAAGAAACTTAAACCAAAAACTAAAACATCAAAAATGACAGCAACACAGCGGAACTTTTTTGCTTCATAAATAGTAATATGATAACATACGAACAATTCTTAAAAGAGGGTGTCTACGATCCCAACATATTCAAAGCAGTTTTCATGGCAGGTGGCCCAGGCTCAGGTAAGTCATTTATTGCTGGTAAAACTACTGGTGGATTGGGATTGAAGGTTATTAACTCTGATTCCGCTTTTGAGCGATATTTAAAGAAGGAAGGACTTTCCTTAAAAATGCCTGATACAGAAACTACAGGAAGAGATGCAGAACGTGATAGAGCTAAAAAAGTAACTGAAAAAAAGAAATATCTTGCAGTCAGAGGCCGATTAGGAATTATTATAGATGGTACTGGTCATAAATATGATAAAGTCGCAAATGATTCTGCAATGCTTGAACAACTTGGTTATGAAACCACAATGGTCTTTGTTAATACCTCACTAGAAGTCGCACTCCACAGAAATGAAAATAGAGCTCGTTCAGTAAAACCTACCCTAGTAAAGAAAAGTTGGCAAGATGTACAAAACAATATGGGTAAGTTCCAGAACTACTTTGGTGCTGCAAATTTCTTTATTGTGGATAATAATGGATTTGAGGAAGATATGTTGGAAATAAGTACAAAACACATCAGAAAAGCAATATCATCACCAGTAAAGAATATTATTGCAGCTGCATGGATAGCAAATGAAATGAAAAAGAAAAAGGAAAGGAGAACATAATGGATTGGTTAGAAATATCTGGATGGATTGCTGCATTTTCTATAGCAACCTCATTATTTTATAGAAAAGGTGTAAGGGCCGGAATCAAACACGCAATAATGGTATTAGATTTAGATGGACATCAGATAGAGAAATTAAATAAAGAGTTAGAAAAAGATAGTCATGACATAGCTATGAAAGCTATGAAATTAAATTAATCAAACCCCTAACAAAAGGATCTTTCATGAAAACTGACACGATACCTTTATGGCAAGTCGAAGTTAGTAACGCACAAAAGTTTTTGAGTAATAAAGAAAAAGCATATGAGTACGCACATGAATTACAACAACAGGGAAGAAACGTAGAAGTTTACGAAAATGGAATACTAAAAGACAAATTAAAACCACAAGAACAGTATTCTTTTAATGTATAAATATAATAACAACAGATAACAAAAAGAAAAAATGGCATTAGATAAAATTACCACAAATATTATTGAAGATGATGCGATAACTGCTGCAAAGATAGTTGCAGGAGCAGTAGAAGTAGATATAAGAGCTGGTAGTGTTACAGGAGATAAGATTGGATATTTAGAGAATGCTACGGCTGCCCAAACCCTTTCTGGCACATACTCAACTGAACGTATGTATCTCAATGATTCCTACCAACTGACAGGAGATGTAACTGTAACAGGTCATCTTGCACTAGGGACAATAGCAGATGCAGATGTAGTAATAACACAAGATGGTACTGAAAGGACAATAACAGGTTCAGGAACACTTGAGTCTGGTGAGTTGATGGTATCCGAGAAGACTGACCTTACAGATATGACAGGTGAACTTGGGAGTGGTGTTACAGGAGGATCGGGGTTGACGGCACTTGGTACAGTGACAGCAGGAAACCTGAGTAATTCTGCAATCGTTTATCCAGCAGGGCATGTGCTTCAAGCTGATGTTATTGATATAACCTTTCAAGCAGGTTGTCAGGCAAGTGAGGCTGGGCCGGAGAGCAGCATCACTAATTCAACAGGGGCACAGGTATTGTCAACACTTCTTAGTCCTGTATCTGATAACTCTACATTTATTTTTCAACTTGGTCTTCATGTTGACGCTAGTGGTTTCGTACCGGGGGGACATGGAGAAGCAATAGGCTTATGGGTTGGTACTACTTTAATAATTGAAACATATTTGCTTAGAACCTATGCTGATAATCAACCAATGACTCATGCAGGGGCTGGAAAATATACACAGTCAACTGGTGCTGATTTTAATATAAATTTAAGGGCTTATGGTGATCGTGCAGTCACTTTGTCAGTAGGTCAACTTCAGGGTCACACAGTATCTAATACTCAAACTGGACTTTTTTGGATGGAGGTTGAATGAGGATTTTTAATATAGCAGATGCATTAACATCTTTAGTACCAACAGGTAATTTTTGTATTTCTGGCAGGGATATAACTTATGCTAAAGTAGATTGGCAATCTGATTTAACTATGCCTTCTGAAGCAGAAATAGATGCTGAAATAGTCCGTCTTCAGGCAGAATACGATGCCCTAGCCTACTCAAGAAAACGTGAGGCAGAATACCCCTCAGTACAAGAATGTGTCCATGCAATATTGGACGATACCCTCGATGCACTTCAAGCCAAACGTGCAGAGATTAAAACTAAATATCCAAAAGGAGGATAACTTATGGCAAACTTAATAATCAAATCCTCTGCGGATAATTTAGTCTTGCAAGGGTCAGATGCTTCACCAGCAATAACTGTGGGGGCAACTGGAACAACGACATTTGCAGAGAATGCAACCCTGTCGGGAACAGCAAATAATCTTGGGACTTCTACAGCAGGAACTTTTACAAGTGGAGTGACATTTCCTGCTGGTCATGTATTGCAGGTTCTAAGCACAACAAAAACTGACACTTTCTCTCACGCCACAACTACTGTGACCACTATAACAGGATTAACAGTAGCTATTACACCTTCATCAACCTCTAACAAAATTCTCATAATGGGCGGTGTGAATTTTGGTAAGGTTAATGCCAATTCTGGATACCCTTTGAAACTATTTAAAGATTCTACAGAAATTGGTATTGGTGGAGCTGCTGGAACTAGGCCACTTGGTATGGCAGATTTGAATATGCCGGCTTATTCAGCGACTTTTATGGAGCATAGATACGTTAGTTTTTTAGATAGTCCAAATACTACATCAGCAATAACTTATTCTTTTAGAATTGTAAGCAGAGATAGTACTGCTATTACCATTAATAGCCCTTCAACTGATGCTGATAATACCTATACTACGAGAAGTTCATCAACAATAACAGTAATGGAAATAAAGGCATAAAATGAGAGATAACGCAATAAAAACAACACATCCAACTGTAACTACTATTAATGCCGGAATAGATGCTTGGGATAAGGATGGCAATATTGTTGTTCTGGATGAAAGTAAAATAACAACAGAAATGGCTCGTCTCCAAGCAGAATACGATGCTTTAGAATATGCTCGTAACCGCCAAGCAGAATATCCAGATTGGGGTACTCAGCTTAATAAGATTTATGATGATGGCCTGACCAAGTGGAAGTCTGAGATGGTTGATCCAGTTAAAACTAAATGGCCTAAAGATAACTCAGGGCCGGTATAATAAATAAACAATGCCAGTATTAACTAAGATAAACACAAAGTTAATACTGGATAACTATAATAAATTACCTACCTAAATACTCCTAAACTGGAGGTTAATATAAATAATTCAAAGACAATAAAAATCATAATAGTAAGCATACTTTTTATAATAATTATGTTTACAGAACAAATAGTTGCGTTGTTTATATGAAATACACAATAAAAATCAGACAAGATACTGTACATAAGACAGATGACTTGAAACAAGCACTAAAGGCTGTTGCCAGTTTGTTTCAAAAAGGTCATTCTGATATATACTTGTATGGGGGAAGGTTTGGTAGTTGGTGGTAAGATTATTATTATTAACTATAATATTTGTACTTTTAGGTTGCGCCCCTGCAATTGATACTGGCTCTGAATGGGTAAGGGGTATAGCTCATCTACCAAAATTAGAAGGTTATTCTAATGCTGGTTTCTATGAATTAGATGATTCTATCTATTCTAGACATTGTGATAATGTTGGAAATATGATACGAATGAAATATGATGAAGAGGGGCAGTTATGGAAACGAACAAAGTACGAAACTCATGGGTGTATTTGAAGAAATTCTTATATTTATAGTTTCCTATGGATATTTTTTTGCAGCTATCCCTTTTGTTATAGGAATTATAGGTGCAATTTTAAAAGCAAATGAAGTGTTTTAAATTAGAGAAAGATTATGGCTGAATATAAAAACGATGAAGCTTGTGAATACATTTATGATGTGGTCGCAATACCAAAAGTAGTAGATGGAGACACATTAGATGCTGTCTTTGATTTAGGATTCGATGTAATGTTTAAGAGTCGTGTAAGACTTTTAGGTATTGACACTCCAGAATCCAGAACAAGAGATTTAAACGAAAAAGTCTACGGACTATTATCAAAGAAACATCTCAAGGAATGGGTGCATTGGGCAATCATGTCTGACAGGGATGATATTGAAATTCAAGTCAGATGCCCTGAGAAGGATAGTCGAGGAAAGTTCGGCAGGATTCTGGGAGAAATCTGGGTAAATTGTATTGAAGGTGGACATGAATTCAATGGATGGACTAATGTTAATAAGTGGATGTGCGAACATGGTTATGCAGTAGGTTACTGGGGCCAGAATAAAGCAGATGTCGCAGATGAACATATTGTCAATCGTAAACTACTCGCAGAGTCGGGTGAACAAGAACTTTTAACTTAATGAGAACATTTAAAGAATACAGTTTAAACAGAAAACTAGATAAGATCGTTCATGATGAAATCATAAAACGAAAACTTGCAAAGTTTCCAGTAAATGCTACGGATGACATTAAAATGAGAATGAAACCTAATAAACCAGCATTTACATTTCCTTCACCAAATAGTGATATGATGATTCAGGTGTTTCTTAGAAAGGTGGCTCCAAGTAAAGGACAACCAAAAGGAATGATGGCATTTAATTATCAATTTGAAGATAAATGAAAACTTACAAAGAATTTAGAGAAGCTGCAGAATATCAAGGAAAAAAAGTAAAACTCAATGATCCGAAACGTGCAAGTGATGGTAAGAAGAAGTTCTATGTGTATGTGAAGAATGAAAAGGGAAATGTTATCAAATTGGGTTTTGGTGATCCAAACATGGAAATTAAACGTGATGATCCTGCAAGAAGAAAAGCATTTCGTGCAAGACATAGTTGTGATGATGATATAGGGCCCAAGTGGAAAGCAAGATATTGGAGTTGTTATCAATGGCGTGCAGGAGCGAAAGTTGACAATTAACAAAACCATTAATAAATTTTGGAGGGATTGGGCAGCTCTTGTATACTTGTGGATTTGTCTGTGCGATTTCTTTATAGGGCCAGTTGTTTGGAATATGCAGATGGACTCATACTGTAATATGATGGTGTCTAAGGGATTAGTTTGTGATGCAACCCGATGGGTTCCATTGACTCTTGCAGGAGGTGCAATGTTTCATTTATCGTTTGGGGCTATTTTAGGAGCAACCGCTTGGAAGAAGGGTGATAAAGATGAAAACCAAGATAAAGAAATTAGTGAACTTCATGCAGATCTTGAGAAACTTAAAAAAACTATCAAAAATCATATTGATAGCGGGAACCATTCTACTACTTAGTGGTTGTGCAAAGAATGTAGCTGATAAAAATAATAATTTAGGTAGTGGTGATAAGTCAAATTTACCAGTTACCCTAACTTCACTTATTGAACACGCAGAATATTGTAAAGCCATTTATGATGGTGGTGGTGATCAAAAAGATGAAGTGGCCTTTGAAGTAAAACAAGAAAATGGAATATCAATAATTGTTATTAGGGGTACAGCAAATGAGGCAAATGTACTATCTGATATTGATGTAAGATTGGTAAGTGACTCTCGTACAGGAATCAAACTACATAAAGGATTTAGAGATGCCGCTGTAACTATAATGCAAATTATAGATACTTCAATGAAATCATCTAAAACTATTGTTCAAGGACAGACACTTCAATATCCTCTTGAACATACTGTACACGTTACCGGCCACAGTTTGGGTGGCGCAGTTGCTCAAATAATAGGAATGTGGTTACACAAAAGGGGTCACAATGTTCAAATTTTCTCTTACGGATCGCCAAAAGTCTCTTCTCAAGTTTTGTCTAGTGGACAACCCACTCATTGGAGGGTGGTTCGCCGTAGCGATCCTATCCCTTTTACTCCTATTTGGCCTTATCGGCATACAGGGTTATTTATAGATAGTCAAGATTTGGATTGGGGGCCGGATAACGATAATGGTTTAATCTCAGAAACCGATGGATTAGATCATGCAATAGCAAAATATGTAGAAACATTAAAGGAGAATTTATAAAGGATTGCAGGACTTCAATCGGTGAAGTCCGCATTAAGGGTAGGTTTTGGAAGAAACCTATCATACTATAACGCTCGGAAGGAGTAAATATGAAGAAAATAATTGCCCTAGTGGCAGTCGCTGCAATGTTTGCAGCCTTTAGTATAAGTACCGTTGGTAAGAAATTACCTTCAGTTGGTTATGTTCTAGTGGGGCCACACACCGATGGTGGATGGTCAATGAGACATCATGATGGATTTCAATCATTAACAAAACATGGTTATAAGGTTGGTATGGTTGAAATGGTGCCGGAAGCAGAGTCAACAAAAATATTCCGCAAGCTTGCACGAAAACACGATATAGTATTTGCAACTTCATTCGGTTATATGGATGGAATG